GAAGCGTAAGGTAGTTCGCCATGAGCGCCAAGCTGAAAAAAGCTTGGCGCTTCTGGCGGAACGGGTGCGTACCCGTTGACTACCCCGCCGGAAGCGTCATTGAAGACGAAATAGAGATTAAGTTCGCCCGCGACTGCGGTGTTTTAGCCGACGATGCGGAGCCAGCGGCGCAGACTGCTGGAGATGCAGAGGCTAAAGCGCCGAAGAAGAAGGCGAAGAAGACAAAGGAAGAGTAATGGAATTCTTCATCGACGAAGAAGAGCCGACCGAACTCGCCGTGTCCGTGGAGGAAATGAAGATTTTCTCCCGCGTTGACGGCGACGATGAAGACGAGCTCATAGGGCAGCTGATCAGGGGCGTCACGCAGGAGGCGGAGGACATTTGCCACCGCGTCTTCGCCCATAGAAAAGTCTTCTTCACGGCGGAGCTTCCCGCCGACGGAGACATCGTTCTGCCTGTTCTGCCCGTTTCCGGCCTGACGTCTGTCAAAGTCGATGGAGAGGAAGTCGATCTCGACCTTTATGCAGTTTCCATGCCGTCCTCCCAAGGAAGGCACATCCGTCCGGCGGTCATCCGGCCGCTGGACGGATTCCCTGAAGCAGGGACGCTTGCCGTGACGGCGTTTGCCGGAGGCGTCGTGCCTGAACCCGTCATCACATGGATCAAGACCCGCGTTTCAACCCTGTACGAACAGCGCGAATCGCATGCCATGTTCAATACTGGCTTAAAATTCACCGAGTTAGGACGCGACTATTCTATGGCGATGCTTGATCCGTACATCATCCACGGGGGCTTCTGATGGGCCAGACGGGCCAGTTCCGCAACCGCATCACCTACCAGAGGCAGGTGGTCAGCCACGACCGCTTCGGCGGGCCTCTGGAAGAGTGGCAGGACGTCCGGAAGAGCTGGTGCAGCTTCGAGGGCGTCACTGGCCGCGAGAAGTATAAAGGCGATCAGAATATTTCCGAATTTCAGTTCCGGCTGAGATGCCGATACGCTGCCGACGTCGAGTCCCTCACTTGGCGCGTGAAGACCTCCGACGGCAAGATCTACAACATTGCCGCCGTCCTGCCGGACAACAAAAAACAGTACATGCTTTTATACTGCTTCCTCAATTCCTACGATCAGATGGAGGAGGCGGACATCAATGCCTAGATATTCAAAAGTTCACAATCCAACGCATCACCAGTACACGATGGTCTCTCTGGAAGACTTTCAGGGCGTGAAGAACTGGCTTGATCCGCTTGTAGACGAGGTGCTGAAGAACATCGCGGAAGAGGTTGCCGATATAGCGCGGCAGTCCCAGCCGCCGGAGGGTTTTGCAGATTCTGACAAGTCTACCGACGTCAGGCGCAACCTGTCCGGCTGGCCCGATGACTGGTATCCCCACAAGCATCTGCGTGCCAGCATCGACGTCGAGCCGTCGCACTTCAAGGAAGGCGGCTGGCTTGTCCGGGCGAAGCGTCCCCACGCCCACCTTGTGGAGTACGGACACTGGATGATTCACGCCGACGGCACCCCTGCGCTGGATGAAAGCGGAAGGCCGATGTTTGTCCCTCCGCATGCCTTTATGCGTCCGGCAAAGGACAAAGTGATGGCGCGTCTCGGTGCAATGGAGCTTTAAATGCCGACATGCGGAGTTGACTTTGAGACTGATTTCTTGGAGACTCTCCTTGCAGATCAAGGCTTGAAAGACCTTGTCGGCGAGAAGATCTTCATGATGCGGGTTCCAAACAACTTCAAGCTTCCCATAGTGGTTTGCTGGAGGATCTCTGGACAGCCCGCAAACACTCTTTCCGGCTTTTCCGGACTAGAGTACATCAACATGCAGATCGACTGCCTTGGGCGCAATTACGAGGAGGCAAAAGCCCTCGCAAAGGCCGTCAGAAAGGCAGTTCCCCCGACTGGCCCCGTCTGGGGAGCCCATCTCCAGAGCGACAAAGACCAGTACATCAAGGAAACCAACCACTACCGGGTGATCATGGATTACGACATCTGGTATCTTGAACAGGAGTAGGACATGCCTGAGAAAGTCGCACGCGGCTACAAAACTACTTGTATGCTCGATTTCGAGCCTTCCTTCGGCGTCGCGCCGACTACGAAGGCTCCCGTCATCCTCCCCATCAATTCTTTTGGCCTGACTGTTTCCCGCAACAAGAACTCGGCCCAGACCCTTCGCGGCCGCAGGGATCCCGACATGCCGTTCGACGGCAACGTGGAAACCTCCGGCGACATCGTGGTGCCTGTCGGCACCCGCGCCTTCGGCTACTGGCTTAAGCTCCTCTTTGGGCAGCCGACCACCACCGGCACCGGCTCGGCCTACACCCACGTGTTCAAGCCCGCCGACGAGTCTCCGTCTGCGCTTATCCAGTGTGCCTACGGCACCAGCCCCGCCACCTACGGTCACTACAGCGGCTGCAAGATCTCCTCTCTCCAGCTTACTGCCGGAGGCGACGAGGAACTCACCGCCACCCTGTCGATGGCTGGCAAGATGGCGACCTTCGATACGACCAACTACGGCGATGCCAACACCGAATCCGTGGTGCTGAAGCGCCTTTCCAATTTCCAAGCCAGCCTCAAGAAGAACGACGAAGTTTTCGGCGTCTGCACTGGCTTCGACATCACCATCGACAACGGCCTCGACACCGACACCCGCACCCTTGGCACCGCTGGCGAGCTCTACGACATCCCTGAGGGCATCATGTCCGTCACGGGCAATGTGACCTGCCTGTTCACTTCTCTTGCTCTCCTCAATGAGGCCAAGAATTCCACGGAAATGTCGCTGGAGCTGAAGTTTACCATAGACGAGGACAACAGCCTCGCCATTCTTCTTCCTGAGGTTCAGATCCAGTATCAGGGCCCGACTGTTGAAGGCCCCACTGGCATCAGAACCCAGTACCCCTTCGTGGCCTACTACAACGACCACGCGAAAAACACCGTCGTCGAGGTCACCCTCAAGAACGACGTCGCTGAATACTAAGAACACGCATCGGAGGACATTTATGCGTACCGTAACTCTTTCCATTTCCGGCAAAAAATTCGACGTGCATCCTCTTGTCGGCAAGGACGTCCGCGAACTCGCGGTGCTTCCGAAGGAGGAAAACTGGGATCTCCTTTTCGAGACTCTCGGCCGCGCCGGATTCAAGCAGGAAGTTCTCGACAGCCTTCCCTTCCCCGACGTTCTTGAGCTCAACAAGGCTCTCGTCGCGGAAACCTACGGCATTGAGGAAGAGGAAAAAAACTAGCTGACCTCTGGGAGTGGCTTTCTGGCGATGGTGCAGAATTCTGCGACACCTGCCAGAAAGCCGCCCGCCAGAGGGGTGAAGCAATTGACTGCTCTTCATGCGAAGGGCGCTGTCCAGACATTCTGGACGGAAATAGAGAGGCCGTAGAGCTTCTCCAAGCAGGGGCCACTCAAATCCGCGTCGGCGGCATGGGTGGCTTTATTGGTTTTGACTGGAATGTGCTGAGATCTATTGCAGAAGACTACGGCTTTGACACTTCCCCTGCTTTGTGGAAAAAAGTAAGAGCCGTTGAGGCAGTGATATCGCGCAATGAAGCGCGGAAAATTAAAGAGCGGGAGTAGAGAATGGCGGCGACGCTTTACGTAGCAATCCGGGGCAACTACACTGAATTCCAGAGAGACATGACGCGAGTCCGGGGCATTGCGAAGGAAAGCTGCCGCGAACTTGCCAACCAGTTCAACAACGCCATCGATCCCAAGTTCTTCAAGAAGGGGCTGGCAGAGCTTGCCCGTGGCCTGAAGGACGTCAGCAGGATTGCCAGCACTCGCGGCGGCTTCCTCGCCCCTGCCATTGCAGATCTGAAAGACCTCGCCGCCAAGGCGGAAGTCTCCTCCCAGACCATGCAGCATCTTGCCAACCGCATGGCGGAGGTGGGCAGGCGGGAGCAGCTTTCCGGCGCACTGAAGAAGATCCAGCGGTACGCTGGGCTGACGGACGCCGAGCTTGCCAAGCTCCAGAAGAAGATGGGAGACACCGCTGGCTCGATGGAGACGGCAATGAGCGCCCTCGGCGTCCGCTCCACCCAGCAGATCAAGCGCGACATCGCGGCCCTTGAAGCCGCTTTCGACCACCTCGCCAAGCACGGCAATCTTTCCGCCGCCGAGCTGGAGAGGGCCTTCACTGGGCTAGAAAAGAAGCTGGAGCCTCTCTACGCCGAGCTTGGCGTGCTGAACAAGCCTGCCGGACGTTCCGCCGCTCTCGACGTCCTCGGAATGAAGACCGACGCAGAGTACAAGGCGGAAGCTAAGAAGATCGCGCAGGCTTATCTGGAGATCAAGACCAGCGCCAGCTCCACGGCCTCCGACGTACTCCGCGCACATGCACGCATGGTTGAATCCTACCGCAGGCTTCGGGAGGAGATGACCGCCCATGCAGGCAAGGAGCCCGGCGTCGCTGAAGCCTTCGGCGTACTCAATGTCAGGTCTACCGCCGACATCAGAGGCGAGATGCAGAAGCTTCAGGCCGCCTTCGAGCGCGTCAGGACAAGCGCCGCCTCCACTGGCGAGGACGTCAGGCGTGCCTTTGCGTCCATGACGCAGGGCATGAGGGCTCTACAGGCTGAACTCAATGGCCCCGGCTACAAGGAAAAGCTCCACGGCGCATACCACATGCTCGGCATCCGCTCTCCTCAGGAAATAGAGGAGGCCAAGCAGCACATCATCCGCGCCTACAGCGAGATCGTCAACGCCGCCGTCACTACCGAGAGCAAGATGGCGGCTCTTGCCGCTAGGACGGACAGGCTCAGAGCTTTGTCGCAGGAGGCCGGGACTTGGCAGGAGGGCGCAAGGGTTCAGCCCAGCAAGTACCGCGTCCAGTACGACAAATACGCTTCTCAGGCTGGTGCCGCCGCCGGAAGCTTCGGGCAGTACGAGGCTCGGTCGAAGGCCAAGGAGGCCGTGGACGCCTTCCAGCAGCTTCACGGCCGCCTGCCGAAGTACGCCAAGGAATTCCGTGATCTTGCCGCCGCCGCAGGTGTCTCCGCGAGGGAAATCTGGAAAGTGCGCGATGCTATGGATCACACTTCCAGTGCGTTTAAAGCCCTCATCGGCTATGGGCAGGTTTGGCTGACTTTCGGCTTCGCCCATACTGCAATGGACTTCGTCAAGACGGCTATGTCGTTGGAAAACGTCGAAGTCGCATTCAAGGCCATCTACGGTACTTCCGACATGGCCCAGAAGAAGCTGGAGTACGTCAGGCAGGTGTCCGACGAGCTGGGCCTGTCCTTCATGGACACGGCGGAAGGCGCAAAAAAGCTTTTTGCGGCCGCGCAGGGAACGCCGATTGAGGCCGAAGCCAATATGGTCTTCAAGGCGTTCTCCAATATGTCTGCCGCCATGAAGCTCTCTGGCGACGAAACAAAAGGCGTTTTCCTTGCCATCTCACAGATGATCTCGAAGGGCAAGGTCTCCGCAGAAGAACTTCGGCAGCAGCTGGCTGAACGCATGCCCGGTGCCGTCAATCTCTTCGCCAAGTCTATCGGTGTCAGCACTCAGGAGCTTGACAAAATGCTCCAGAAGGGTGCCGTTACGCTGGAACACTTCCTGATGTTCGCACGGGAGGTTAATACCCGCTATTCCGCTGGCGCAGCTCAGGCTTCGCACACGTTGCAGGCCGAGATGGCCCGCATTGGCAATACGTGGGCAAACTTCCAGAAGGACATGACCGATACTGGAGCCCTTGCCGCCATCGCCAAGGACTTCAACGGCGTATTCAAGACCGTCACGGAAGCGATTGTCAGGTTCCGCGAGGAAATCAGGGATCTCATGAAGGCCGCCTTCGCAGGCTGGATCGCTTCCAGCCTTGTCCCCGGCGGAAAGCTTGGATCGATTATCGGTTCCCTTGCCACTTCGCTAGGTGCGGCAAGACTGGCGATGGAAGGCTTCGGCAAAGCAACCACCACCGCCGCCGCGAGAATGGGCATGCTCGGCAAGGCCGCGACCGCCCTGATGAAGAATCCGATCATCGCCGCCGTAGCGGTCGGTGCCACCACGTTTGGCCTAGAAAAGCTGTTTGAGGCCACGGAAGACAAAAACGCCTTCAGGGACAGCGGGAACGAGCTTAACGAACGGATTGCCGCACGGGCAAAGGCGGCCGCCGCAGACAGGGAGTCGCGGTTTACTCCGGAAGACACCCGCAGGCTTCTGATGGAAGACACCAAGGCTAAATTCAACACCGCAAACCTTGGCCTCGATTCTCTCAGCCTTAACATAAGCAAGGAGCTTTCGCAGAAGAGAGCCAACCTTAATGCTTCTCCTTTTGGGCTTTTCACCAACGTCGAAAAGGAGGAGGCGGGCATCAACAGGCTTGGAGAAGCTTACGACAAGGCAATGTCCAAGCTTCGCGGATACCAGCAGCTGATGCAGCAGGGCTACGACACGACCAAACCCGAAGAATTTCTTAAGGTTCAGGACGATATTGCGCTATCTTGGAACAAGGTTGAAGAGAGTCTTCGCAAAGCTGGCGCTACTGATGAGATGGTTGCCAAATTCAAAAACGCTTTCAACGAGATCGATGTGACGGCTGGCGTTGGATTTGACAACACGTCCAAGCACCTTGCCACGTTCAGTGCAGACTCTATCAGCGTTGCGAAGCAGCTTGGCCTCGAAATGGACAAGGCGACGTCGAAGATGTTCAGCAACCTTGAAAAGGCCGCTCAGAGCAATCCTCTTGGCAAGGCCATGAAGGATATGGAGAACTTCAACAAGGTTGTTAAGCAGCTCGGCTTCGGAGTCAGCTTTGATAAAATCACCACCGAATGCGGCAAATACTCTGACACCATCGTGGCGCTTACCAACCGTGTTGCCAGCGCCCATGAGAAGCATGCCGCATACGAAGAGACGCTGAAATCCATTCGCGTCCGCTATGAGCAGGGCTACAAGAGTCAGGAAGACTACGATAGAATTCAGGCCCAAGTCGCGACTCAAACGCAGAAGCTGAACGAAGAGCATCAGCAACTTGCGATGTCGATATTTAATGCCTCGGCGGCCGCCGGAGGATCGCAGCAGGCGTTCAACACCATGATCGCCATCTTCCAGCAGGCAGCGCATGCGGCCAACATGACTGCCGCCCAGATTGCGACAATCACCGTGCAGCTGAAGATTTTGAGAGCTGTCGCCTCAATGAATGCCAATTTTACAGAGGAAGAAAAGCTTAAAAAAGCAAACGCCATCAAGGCCGCACAGGGTGATCTGCAGCTGGCCCGTAGGAAGGGCAGAAAAGGACAGCAGGATGCCGTCAATGCAACATACCGCCTTCATGCGGAACAGCATAATATTAAGCCAGAAGAGTTTATAAACGATCCGCAATACAAAGGAATACGTGAACAGCTCGCTAAAGGCGTGGATCTGGACTACGGCATAGAAGAAGCCCTTAAGGCCGCTGGCAAGGGCGGCCGAGGCGGCAAGGGCGGCGGCGGAAAGCGCGTAGACAACACGGCTGAGAAGTGGAAGTCAGCCGAGGAAGGCTGGCGCAAGAAGATCGCCGACATGCAGGGCCAGAAGGACGTCCAGACTTTGGCGAAGGACTTTGCCGACATGGACAAGCAGCTGAAAGGCTCGTCCGTGGACATGAAGGCGCTGAAGAAGGACTATCTTGAGGCTTTCAGCGGGAAATATACCAACGACCTGAACAAGGAGATCCTGCAGCTCAGAGGCAACGAGGCCGAGCTTGCAAAGATCGACATTGAGGAAAAGTACAAGGCCAAGGCGGCCGCCATCGAGGGCATGGCGGAGGAAGCCAAGAAGCTCGGCGTCACGGTTGAAGACCAGACGCCGAAACTGAAAGAGTACCGCAAGCTTCTGGAAGGGCAGGCGCGTGAGCAGCAGCTGCAGAAGGAGCTGCCCTACTACGAAAAGTTCACTTGGTTCGACGGTGCCAAAGTGGAAGCCCTCGCCAAGCAGAACGAGTTGATCGCGATTCAGGCCGAGAAGATGAAGGGGACGATCCCCGACGAACTCATCGACCGCTGGCGTGAGTTGGAGGAGCTGCAGAACAGGGTCAAGAACGGCAACGACGTCTTGGCGGGCATCAGCCTTGGTGCCAAGAAATACGCCCTTGAAATGGGCAACATGGCTGAAAACGTGAGCGACCTCGTCCAGAGCAGCTTCGACAGCATGGCTGACGCCTTCACGGATCTGGTGATGAAGGGCAAGGCCGACTTCACCGACCTCGCCAACAGCATCATCCGCGACCTCATGAGGATCGCCATCAAGCAGGCCATCATCGGGCCTATCGCCAATGGCATCGGAAACCTGTTTGGAAGCTTCAGCTTTGGCGGAGGCGGGCTTATGTCCAGCGCGAAGAGCGCTGCCCAGGGGGCCGTCGCCGCGTCGAGCGTGGCCTCAAAGGTCGCCATCCCCGCCCTTGCATATGGTGGTGCTTTTACTGGCCTGCATGGCTTCTCCAATCAGATTGTAAATCGTCCGACGCTCTTCTCTTATGGTTCGCAGTTGACAAAGTTTGCAAAGGGCGGCGTAATGGGCGAAGC